GTTTTCTACTACTTTTTGTTTTGCAATAGATAATACATCAGAGTCCTGGATATTTAATCTTCCTGTTTCTGATCTTGAATGTGTTCCAAATCTTGTAACCGAATCATCAGAAACTGCAGATTGTTGTGATCCACCTGTTCTTGTCATAAGAATAGTATTACGGATCTTTGTATCATCAAACGAAGAAACTATATCAGAATAGTTTAGTTCTCCTGATCCCTGTCCGAATGTAGCTTGTGGAGTTGTAGTATTTGTTAATCGGAAGTTTCTATCCCTAAAAGTTGCATTTCCATTTGCTGCAATAAAAAATGTACCATTTTCTGCTTTTTCTACTGCTTGTAAAGCTGCAAGTAATGTATCTGTTGTAGGTTGTGTTTGTACTTGTAATTGACCTGTTGATATTGATTGATCTGTATATCCAAAAGAATTAAGAATATTAGTAACTCTTACAGACGATAATTCTTGTACTTGTCCAAATGCAAGTCTTGTAGTTTGTCCAAGTAAAGATGTTCCAAGTTTCCATCCAACAGAGTCTAAAGTAGCATTATTCAATAATTTAAAAACATCTACTGCTCTTATATTTGTTACTGAGTCTGCACCCTGTCCTCCATAACTAACAGGAAAACTTTCTACAAAACCTGTAAATATAGTATATGTTGTACCTGAATATGCAGCTTTTATTCTTATCCTTTTTAGAGGTTGTACTTTAGATCTATTATTAGATGAATCGTAATAATGTGTTGTTTGATTAGGAGAAAATCTATTATCTGAGTTATCTAATTGAATTATAGCAGATCCTGGTTGGAACTGTGTTAAGTTTGATGCTCTTCCTCTTGTAGTCTTAAAACCACGTAAAAAAGATGAAACATCCGTGTATGATTGTGAAGAATCTAAAGGATCTGAATCAAAAGCTATTTCACAGGTTATTGTTACGTCTGAATCAAAAGCTACTGACACTATTCAGCTCCGGATGCAACTAATCTTGAAAAGAATGCAGATTTATCTTCTGCTTTTTTAGATGTAGTTACTACAAGATCTTCTAAGGTTTCGTCTCCTATTTGAACATTTACTTCAATATTTTGAGCCATGTCTAATAATCTTTGATCAGCAATCATTGTTGAAGTGTTAGGAATTACACCACTAGGAGTTGGAACTGAAACTCTAGGAACATTTGGAGCACCATCTTGTAATCTTTGTGCTGCATCTGCAAATCTTTCCATTTCTCTTGCTCTTTCAGCTAATCCCTGAACACTTGCTAACTCACTTAATAAACCTAATCCCGTAGCTAAGAAACCGTTAGATACTCCAGATGCCGTAGCTATTTTCATGAACTCTTCATCTGTTGCTAAATCTTTAAAAGTCTCAACTCTTTCATTTAGTCTCAAATATGTTTCTACTTGTTTATCCAATTTTGAGGTAGATGTCTCAACTTTTGTTGCTAACTGTTCTTCTATATCTGCTACTTCTTTTTTTGCGTCTCTTAACTCTTGTGATTCTCTTGTAAGTTCAAATTCAACAAGTCTTAGTTTTTCTTGTGCTACTGCTAGTTCTTCACTAACATTTACTCCTTTTTCCTGGAAAAATAAGAGTTCTTGAATTTGTGCTTGTAGTTCTTTCTTTTGTAGTCTTTCTTCTGCTGTTGCTAATGCCTCTTGTCTAGTAGCTTCAGTTACTCTTTCTTTAGCGTCTTTTAATCCTGATTCTGAATCTGAAAGATCATCCTCATCTCCTTTTAGTAAATTTACAAACTCTAAGTATTTTTGTAATGTCGGTATAGCTTGTTTCTTTAATACCACTGCGTTTTTTTCAAACTCTATTCTTTGAAGAAATGTAGCATGTCTAAGTTCTTTTGCTTTATGTGTAAGTAATGCCTCTTTAACTATCGTTTCTGTGGTTGTTCTGTTTAGAAACTTCTGCATTTCATTAAGTTCTCTTTGTTCGTCTGCTAAATCTGAAAAATTATTAATCAAAAATAATAAACCCTGATCTACATCTCCTAAACGATCAAGAGCTAAAAATAGATCAGTTACACCCTCTGCAATAAAAGTAAAAGCATCTATAAGACTAGGAGATATATCCTCAACAAACTCTCTAAATGCTGGCAACATTTCTTGTAATGCTGGAATAAGTTCAGTACCAATCTCCTCTTTCAGTTCCCTTAGTTCAGCACCTGCTGCTCTTGATTGGTTAGCAAAAGAATCTAAAGTTCTATCAAGATCTCCTATCTGGACTCCTGCTTTTTGTTGAATAAGAGCTAATGTAGCAAATGCTTTTTCTTGTCGTGTAAGTTGATCTGCGTTTAGTTTTCCTGTTTGTTCAAAAGCTTTTGTTTGTACCTCTGCCTCAGTAATAGCGATACCGTATGTTTTAAGTGCCTCCCTTTCTCCTACAAGAGCAGATCTAAATGCCTGAAGAACTGGCTCGGCGCCAGCGGAGATATTTGAAAAAGATGCAACGTCTGCTGCTATTTTTGTAAGTTCAATAGAAAGATCAGCGGATTCTTCTTGTGTAAAACCAATACCCTGTGCAACTGCACCTAAAGTAGCTTGAAGTTGTTGTGCCTCTCCCACAGTTAAACCTGCTTTATTAGCAAAACCCTCTAAGAATTGTGTTGCTCTATCTGCTGCAGTTCCGAATGTAGTACCAAAAGCTGCTGCTGCCTCATCTGCTGCAACTGCTGCATTTACTGCTTGTTTAGAGAAATCAAATAGAACTTTACCTGCAAATATAGCACCACCAGCAACTGCAACTTTACCGAGACCTGACATACTCTTACCAAATCTTTGATTAGATTTAGTTGAATTGTTTACAGTATCATCTAAATCTTTAGCAGAGTTAGAAACCTTATCAAGACCTCTTGAAGTTTTATCTACTCCTGAAAGTTTAAGGATCATCTCTAGTACTGCACTAGCCATTTATCTCCTCCCTAACTTTCCTCTTGCTTGAGCTTCTGTCATTGCTTTAGCTTCCTTTTTATTCTTATCTATGTAGTATAACTTCCAGGATTCAAACTCCTTAACGGACATTTGTTTTCTTAGTTGATCTACCGTCATGCCTAGATCTAACGCTAATCTAAATTCAAAAGCGATTTCATCATTCTTCTCGAAATTGATCCGCTATATTAGCTTGATCCTCCTTTGTCCATGCCATACACTTATAAACACCTAAAAGAATCTGATCGATTATTTGTGGACTTGCTTTAGAGTAAAACTTATCAACATCTTCTAATGACTCAAGTTCAGGATCTTTTAATCCTTTTAAGAGTAAATACTTCTCAAATAAAACATCATCTCTTATACCATCTTCATTTTCAGATAGTTCGTTTATTTCTACGGTATCTGCTTTAGTTAATCCCTGAACAACAACAGATTTATTCCATTGTTCTAGTTCTACCTCTTGAGTTTTTAACGCAGGAGGATTAGATATATCATCGAGTTTTAATCTTTTCATATAGATCTCCTTATGTTGTTAATCTATATTCTAAGCAGTTCCCTCAGTAACATCGCCTGTAATTTGAAAAGCTGCACTGAATCCTACGGCTCCTGCTATATCAGGAGTTCTATCGTAAGAAGTCAATATTGCTTTTCCACTAGCTTTTGGATTTCCTCCAGTAGTTCCTATTGGATAGAACTCAAAATCGACTTCTGATCCAAGAATACCTGTAAAATAACCATTAACAGTTGCATCGAATGTACCTGTTAAAGTTATTGTTCCATCCTTTAAGCCACTCACGAACGCTTTACTAGAATTACTGAAAGCGCTAACTTCGCTTACATCTGCTGTTCTTGATACTGCTACATCTGTAAGAACATTTGAAATATCTCTTATTGTACCACCTGAATCATCGAACTTGAATGCTGCATTCTTTCCGTGTGTAAATGTTGGCATTATTCTCCTTTATCTTCCATGTCCAAAACTGATAGCAACTGTAAAACTAGGAGTAGATCCTCCTATTGTTAATACCGCTCTTGCGTATCGTGCTGGATTACTTGTATTTGTTTTAAATTCAGATCCTACTGCCGTTAATTGACTAAATGTAATGTAATCAGAAAACGACGCATTATCTGCACTTGTTTGTATTTTAGCATCTAATGTAGGAGAAGTACCACTAGCCGCTGTTACATGAATAGCTGCTCCACCTCCATTTGTACCTGCTGCCCCAAAATCAACTGAAGTTTCAGTTGAAGTAGTAGTAAAAGCTCCTGGAGCAACCAAACTTTTACCATCAAAAGTGTCTGTATCAAATTGGAAAGCCACGGCTACAGCTACTATTCCTGCTATATCCGCTGATCTGTCGTATGATGTTTCAATAACAGATCCTAGAGTAGTAGGATTTCCTCTTGTATATCCGCTCGGAGCAATTGAGAAAGCAGATCCTGATCCACCTAATTGAGCTAAGTACTCTGCGTCTGAATCCGGACTTGATGTTTCAAAGTAACCGCTAGCCGTAGCATTTCCGTCCTTTAAGCCACTTACGTAACTTTTAGAGGAACTAGAAAACGTACTTGTTTCGCTTATATCAGAGGTAAGTGAAACAGAAAGATCAGTAAGAGTTGTACTTAGATTTGTATTGTCCAGGAGTACAACTGCATCTTTACCATGATTAAATGTTGGCATTATTCAGTTACCTCCCAAGCTTCGTTTTCAAGAGTTGTAGGATCATCTGCTTTAAAACTCCCATCTTCATTTCTAGCTCTTTTTTTAGTTTTTTTAGATTCTTTCTCATCATTAAATTTTACAGCAGCTTTATTCTTTATCAAACTTTTAGCGATTTTGTCATCGACTTCAAGAACGTCTCCTGCCTCTACTCTCTTTTCTTCCTTTCCATCTGGAAAGTTACTTCCAATTAATATTTTTATTTTCATCCTATAACCTCAACGTTAAATGTTACTCCGAGAAAAGAAGTACCCTGAGACACTTCATATTCTCCATAATCAGTTGCACTAACTACTCTAACAGACATTGCTGCACCTCCCAAAGTTATATCTCCCTCGATTGCTGCCTTTATACTGTCTGATCCTGAACTTGCTAAAAAAGCATCTAAGGAATCTTGAGCAGATTGTGCATCTACTTTTTGTATATAAAGAATTACAGGTATTTCATAGGTATCACTCCCACGTTGCATTGTTGAGTCAAAGTTTAATGTATTGAATGGAGCTATAATAACTGCAGGAGGATCAAGAAAATCAGGAACAATATCATATACAGTAAGACTTGATATAGTCTCTAATCTTGTTTTCAATCCATCTCTAATACTTGTAAAGGTAGCCATTATTTAACCGACTTTGCTATATCTCTAGCTATATTATCCAACATGTGATCTAATTCCTTTTTTATCTTGTCTTGATTCTCAAATACTGTACCGCCAATAAAGGGCTTCATTTTTAAACCTCTTTGAGATATTGCTCTAGCTACCAGGAAAGCATTAAGTTTTGGAGTTCCTCTAGCTGCCCACTTTGCTAATGAAGATCCTTTTTTATAAGGTGGAAAGAATGGTTTTGTTCTTTTTATTGGTTTAAAACTTCTAAATATTGGTTTACCGTGTATAAACGGTGCTGTTTTAGAACTTGATGCAAGTTTTATACCTGAACTCATTCTAAGTCTATTGGTATTATCTAACTTAGCTACAAATATAGAATTTCTAGTTTTACCTGTTGATTTTGATGATTTAGATCTAGGAGACGGAGGAAGTCTTAATCTGTCCTTTGATTCGGCTTTTAAGTCTCTACCTAGTTTGTTAAAAGATTCTAATGATCTCTTATTGAAGATAGTTTGACTATTTATGGATTTACTTAGATCTAAAGCACCATTAATTGTTAGTTTCATGCTCCATAAACCCTGTTCCTGTTTACCTGTGTAATGCCTACATAAGGCCTTCCACTAGCTAGAGTTATGGTAGATTTTTTAAACTTTTTACATAAAGTTTGAACATCAGGATCTAGTTCAGAAAGAAATATTACAGGAGCTTGGCCTGTTTCAGGATTACCTGAGAATCCCATCGGACTATTCTTTCTTTGAAAAAACCTGGATGCTTGTATAAGTGTTGCTTGTAATATTGCTGCAGGAACTGTTTCTGATCCTGTTTGTACAGGAAAACCAAACTTCGCTGTTACTTTTAAACTTTTTGGATAAGATGTAGGTAATATTTTACCTGTATTTTTAATAGCCATAACGATCTTATCGAATGGCATTTTTGGATCTAATTTATCTGCGATCC